GTGACCCTCTAACCCTTCTCGTTTACGCGCCTGCGCTTAACTCAAACAAAAGGTTATCCCCAATGGGACACTGTTATCACAACCTTAGTTACAAACCAAAGTTCTGACCTGAAATATACGAGGTACTATCTAGTAGTTCCCCACTGCATATCCTTATCCAACGATCGTATTCGCTGCGATAGGATAGTATCGGCATGATGTCTTGACACCCAACGGATGTAAGTGCTGTAAATATTGATGCACTTAACTCGTTGAAGTATTCTGGACCCCACATCATAGCGTCTCTCAGGGAGTTCTGAATTAACTCTGTAAGGATTTCGTATTCTTCTACATTAGGCGATTTCATCCACATGAGGAATCGACCTTCTATAGTTTCTTTACTTAGTGGCGATAATACATAACCACTTTTATCCTCTACAAAGCCTCTCTTAAGAAAAGACACTTTATCTAGAGTGCTGAATTCTTCAGCTTCGCGCCAGTCATTCTTGTGCTCATCAGTGTACTTAATTCCACTATCTGAAAAGAACTTACCTAGCGTGCGAAGGTTAAAGAATTCCAACGCCTCTTGTTTAACGCTATGGAGATGATCATCTCCATAGTAGCTCGAACTTGTCATTCTGTCACAGTTATCTAATGATTTATACTGTTGCGGTGCAAGATGCAACCACGCCATGTACTTGTAAATATCATTGTTAACTGAGTTTACGACAGATGTCAAAGGGTAACCAGAAGGTAAACCTTTATCTATGACAACTACAAAATTGTCCACCAAAGAAAGGTGGGTATATGCTGTAGTCATTAAGATATGTCTAATCCTTTGATTGACCTCTGAATCGTTATAAATACGATTAATGACGTTCCCAGAGCATTCAAGATTTTCAGCAGGGTTTCCCCTATCGTAATTGCCAAAATCTCCCGCTATAACAAACGGCGAATTTTCTCTAAGTTTCTGATGTAGTGACGTCCAGTCACCTCCCATCGGGTTTATACCCACCTGTATCTCGTGATGTTCCCTATTGTTTTCGATCATTTGAACGAATGCGAAACAAAACATTCGAACCAAAATGGTAAACTCTACTGGGCAAACAGTAAAGCTCCGCGTTTTTGGAACAAAGTTAGGATCATCTTTAAGATTGGTGGTGTGTCGCAACTGCCGACGCTCGTCTTTGAGGGTTTCTCTAAATAGGATACTTGGGACTTCTCCCTTCTCCATTTGCTCTAGAGCGTACACAATTCTACCCATAAGTTCGGGTTTTGGTACGTATTTATCGGGTTTCCCCTCCTCTGTGACGACGTCGAACAGCCATCGCTTATCGTGGTCTGATATACCACGACCGACATCCCAATATGCACCTTCTGCGGTGGACATATTCATGCGATCTGCGTGGGGTACTCCAGGTATCCCGTTTATTGCCTCGTCTACGGTAAGAACCCGTAGACTTCCATCCTCGTGACAAATCGAGCCCGGGAACCGTCTGTATTTTGCTACTAGGTGATCTTCAATCATCCGATAGTAGTTTGTGTTAAAGAAACGTACGTCGTCTCCGTAACCATTTACAGCAGTTACCAAAATGCTCTTCTTTGATGTGTTCCGTGGGTCAGTGTTACTTAAAACTGCTGAATCCACACGTGTTTCAAAACACGGGAACAACTTTGTTTTCACGATTTTGGAAACCCGCGAGGCGGGTTTTGTAAATTGCCTAGGTAAAGTTCCAACAGCTTGGAGCCTAGGTGATAGATCTAAAATGGTGCTTCTTGGCACACCATCTTCAAGTAGACCCTCGGTATACATGCGCTCTATGACTTCCGTCAAGGATTGCATCTTGAACGCTCCGTGGCGACTATCAAGTACTTGTATGCCATTCTCAATCTGCTCTTTAACAAGAGCTTCTGAGAATGCCATACTAGCACCTGATAGTGCCCCGACATGCATACCTAGAATCTTTCGGGTCGATTGTGCAGAGTATCTAAATAGTACCCCACCACAGTCACCTTCTTTTGTTGACGCGCGATATTGATACCCGCGCAAGTAATTCTTACATCTACCGTAGTCATATACGATAGATTTGGTGTTACGTTGTATCCTTTCAGGACAAAAACTATTCACCAGTGTTCGACCTCCCGAATTGGAGTGACACACAAGTGAACCACCACTCGGTAAGAATTGCTGATGGTCAACTTCAGAAGATATATGACCTAATAGATTTCTGCCTTGTGAGACACGTGCAGAAAATCTATATACTTGAAGATCTCTTTGTCCTATACGGACAGATCTATCAGACTCAAACTGCTGCTGGAATTCTTTACCAGCCACCGTAACCGTGAACGGTGTACCATCTTTAATACCATATCTCTCAAAGAAATGGTGTGGTAACACGCAATCGTGTCCTTGCACTAGTAAACCGTTGATACGAGCTGTACGCCCATCATCTAACTGTAACCGCT